TGTAGTACTATCTGTAGTACTATGTACAATGGAGAGAGTGTAGTACTATCTGTAGTACTATGTACAATGGAGAGAGTGTAGTACTATCTGTAGTACTAGGGGATGGCTGTACCATTGCAATAATACTGTACCCTTGCTTTTGTTATGCACATACATCGTATACAAGACTGTCATTGCTCACCTGTATGTAGCCATGTGTACAGGAATGGAGCAGTCATGCCCTGTACATATACATGCCCTTGCTTGTTACAACCACAGTAGTACTCTTTGTCTATGTATACATTGCATATATGGCATGTCCATGAACCATATCCTTTGCTATCATACACTTGTGCAAGCATGCATTTGTATGGTATATAGTGTAGATCGAGTACATAGTACCCTTGCCTATGTAGTGCATTGTAGATGACTTTGGCATTACCCTTCTTGGGAGGGTTGACATCACTGTATTGTTTGTACATGCTAGTCCTCTTGTGGTAACGTGCTCCATCCCCTAAGTATATTGATGTCTGGCATCTCTGGAAGGAGAGCCAGACCTGCTTCTGCCAGACGCATGTTGACACACGCTTGTACACCTGGCATGAAGTTTGTCAGTATGGTCATCATGTTGTAGTATGTCATTGGCTCCAAGGCATGTCCAGTATCTACTCCGTCTAATACTTTGACAAGTATTTCTAGAGGACATTTATCCCCAAATACCCATGGCTCCAATGACACCAACACTTTGTCAGGTATGTCAGACATTTGCTCTCTGATGATGCCACGATAGCGTTGTAATGCAATCATGAATTCTTGTAGCTGTCTTATGGCAGTTTTCTCATCCATTGCTATACTCCCCCTATGAATGCCAAAGGTGTGTACAAGCAGACTGTGGCACCTTCGTGTTCGTGCACAAGTTGCCTCACATACAGAATGTCGTCAACAATGACATAACGCTTGCCTTGTTGGATGTGGAGCACTTTGTATGGTAACTCTGCCTTTGCCCTGGCTATGAGTGCATTTGGAACTACGCATTTGCAGTCCTCTACTGATTTGAGACAGGCTGGACACGTGTTCATTGCTTTGCCTCCTGATGGTACATCAATACGCCTTGTCTATTGGAATCAAGCAGATTGGCTTGTGCCTGCCAAAATGCTTTTGGCACAGGCTTCTCATTGGAGATTTGATTGGCAATCAAGTCGGTGACTGCATCTACATCCCAACTGGTTGGGCCAGCTCCCCAATCTAGCATTGCCACCCAGTCATGCATTGCATTGATTCTCAACCCAAGGTATTTGACTAGTTCTTCAGGCATTGCTCTGCCTCCAACCTGTGGTATTCCTCCCAAAATGGCCCACACTCTGTATATGCTGGTGCCCACAATGCCACATAACCATTCACTTGTCTACCATCGATGTCCATAGCAATGGGTGACACCTGCACAGGAATGCCAGAGGCTTCAGCAGCCTGAAGAGCAATGTCAGCATTCTCTGCACGGACATTGCTGATCATGGTGACGCCAGTGCCAACTTCGATACCCTCAAGATCACGCCTATACCTGTACATCAGAATTCTCCTTTCTATCTACCATGGTTCTGGACTTTACGCCTCTTGTCTTTGTCGGGTTTGATGCGTTTGACAATTGTAGCTTTGGCAATTGTGACGTATTTGATTGGCTCAGATGCCTTCTTTTCGTGCTTGACAATGGCACTGCAGCAGACTGTCTTCGCGCTTTCCTTACCTATGATTGCCCAGGCCTTATTGAGACAGGTTGGGCATATGACGACTATCATGCTGCTGGTGCCAAATCCAACTGGTTCTGTGGGAATGATAATGGCCATTATTCTTCTTCCTCACCTACATCTGGTAATGTGGCCATTGCCAACAAGAACAATCCACACGGAGATTTGTGCCAACCACGCAAATCAACTTTGCCACCACACTTGGCAAGAATGTCTACTTTGGCACAGGCCAGACAGTGGGACTGGAACTCTACAGTTTCCAATTTTCCATCCTTCGTTCGTTGGGCCATATAGTCGGATCCCATAACGCACACTACGTACCACTTGTCATAACCTAATCTACCACGCATTGCTACATCCTGTCCGTCGCTATGATGGCTGCATGTATGATGTCAGTTTGCTCCCGTTCTGTAAGTTCCAAAAAGCCAAAACAAACATTACACCAACATGCACCAATATTGCTATCAGCATAGAATGCCTTGTCTGTATCTACATCATAATGCTTGATGGATGAAAGTTCCACCTTGATCTTGCGATATGTTTGGCAGGTTTGGCAGTATGCACGCTTACGGATTTTCAACACGGGTGGCTCCTATTGGCACTCTTCACATGCTTTGTCACACATCTCATCAACGTAGTTCAGGATGTTATCCTTGGCACCACTGCGAGCAGCAACCAGGTCGGCAGTGCGTTCAATGGATTCATTTGTGCAGGACAATCTATCCTGAGTATGTATCAACTCAGTCAACAATCTCATCAACTCTTCACGGTCTTGTTGTTTCATCGTGATTCTCCTGTCTCAAGAGAAAGGCGGTATGTAACCATTCACTGCACGGTTGCCAGCCAATTTGGCAACAAAGCGCACAAGTTCGTTCTTGGCAGCATTGCGTGCATTATGCAAACCAACCACGCTATCTGTGCAACCCAATATCAATGCTCTGGACAACCTATCTTGGGCATTGATCAAATCAGTCAACAGTGCCATCAACTTCTCGCGCTCTTCTTGATTCATCTCTTGATCTCCTTGCTGTTGTCTGTGCCACAGACGGCACAAATGTCACTGTCGCCATACATCCTACACTTACAGCGCCAGCAGCGACGATATTTCTTGATCTTTGTGTCTTTGGCCTTCATCTGTCACCTGATGATGCTAGGATTGGTTAGGAACAATGCTATGAGTGTGGCAATGGTTGTCACGATTGGAAATAGAATGTAGTTGACGATGTAATCATTGCGCTTTTTGAGGGTTAGATATTGTTTGATTGTCATTTCTCATTCCAATAGATCATAACTGGATCTATCCTGGAAAGTACATCACAAAGTTTTCCAGTCTCTTCACCAATCTTGCCAGTGTAGAACCATCCGTTCCTGAGAACAAATTGCCAAGATCCATATCGCTCACAATAGGTGTAGTATTGCCCAAACTTACCAGCCAGTAGATCATCAAACGTAGCAGTGGCTGGCATATCTGTATCAGGATTGAAGAATAGACCATCCAAACCGTCTACAATCAAATCCATGAGTTGCAAGGCATCAGGGTAAGTTTCTGCAAATATACTTCTTGTCACTTTGCCTTGCGTCAGCGTATCACTTGAGATTTTGTATGTAGGCATCTGTTTTCTCTTCATCGCATACAGACAACCAGCCTGCATCCCACCAGGTGTACAATGCACCATCAATCACGTTGTATGGGTTGGAACTTCTTGGGTGGCCAGCCAATGCAGCATCCTCACCAGCATCTGCAGCCAACTTCTCAGCACAAACTGTCATTACCTTCCTATACTTGCCCATCTCAATCCTCCTCACCTTAATCTACCACAATCATACTCCTGCAAGGTAAACAACAGGTATAGCAATCCTTAAAACGTGGCTAATCCACAAGTTGAGTTGGCTGCAACCACAAGGAATCCACACTGGCAAATCCAAAGGAAAGATCATAGACAACGCAAAGGTTCACAGCCACTTGGAGCATTTTGGACTGGATAGGCGCACATACTACGGCGATTTCCTCGCCATCACAGACATATATTCTTCTATCTGATTCCTCGTGTCAGGATGTAAACTTATCTTGTGCTGGTTGACTTCCCACCAATCTAGGAAGTCATTGTGCCCTTTGGCTTTGCTTGCCCCATACCAATCCGCAAGCATTTCTTTGATGCTGTCGTTATCCATTGGCAAGACTGTATAACTGTGTGGCCTTCGTCCTAACAGCATCCACCATTCCCAGTGGTGTTTGTTTGCCTTTTGGTGCAATAGCCAAGCATAGTTGTATGCTGCATCATCCTGGCTCAATTCAACACGCCGGGTGCCATCCTTGTTGTAGAAGTGGTTGGCATATGGGATGAAACGGTTTGGAAGGAATTTGTCCAAATCGTGTACAATACCACGCCAAGTGATGCCAAGCGTGCGACACGCTTTGAAAACATACCATTTGTGTAGCAGTGTGTACTTGAACATCGTGGTGTATTGGTTCACGATTCCTCCTGTGGATGCAAATCAGCACGATCCCAATACCAATGCACAATCTTGTGGGTGTCACTGTCCTTTGCAATCACCAGCACCTTGTTGAAAATACACCCAACAATGGTGTTGAGCAATCCCAATATTGTCCACCCACGCAAATAACAACGGTTGCAATGTATTACCATCAGAATGCCTTTCTGTGTTTTGGATCAGTTGGATCAGGACTCCAATCCAATGTCAATGGTTGGCTGCGTGCACCTACTGGGATCTCACTTCCAGCAGGTTTGCCAATGTTGCGCAATGCAGTCGTAGCAACCTCACCTGTCACTTTGGCTCGTGGATTCTGTTCTAACAAATCACCAATCTTGACCATAAGTGCAATGTAAGTGCCATGTGTACAATTGTGCTTAACATTATCAATCAATTTGGTGGCACTCTTTGTAGCCATCGCAATTCCTTTCTTCCATAGGGTTAATATCGTCTAAGGGTAGTACGGCAGTCAATGTTCTTTTATGCAGGTTACGGACATCCTGCTACTGTCCATTGGCTCCAATGCCAATCTTTTGGCCCAAGTTAGCCAAAAGATTCATCGGCCACCACGACAATCGGTTTCAGTGGCAGGAGCAAGATTTGAACATCGCTCCTCTGATCCGCAGATCAGTATCCTACCATACCTAGACGATCCTGCCAAATTGCCTGCCCACAGGCATCCCACCAGATAGGGGAACCACCTATCCGTCCCTCACCATTGGTTAGATGGATCGCAGGGCCACGGATAAATGCCGTCGCAGACTTGATCTGGTCACACATTGTTAAGGTGGCAACTAGGGTTACAGGACTGGTACTCACCACTGTTGCTGTCACCACCAGCATTTGTTGCCATATCTAGAAGTCAGTGTTGAATTGCTCACCGTGTGGCGAGAAGTCGCAGATGCGAGAAACGAAGGCATCGTGCTCCTGGATGTGGCGCACGTGCAACCAAAGCGAGACCATATCTGCAACCACGAATCCAATCACCGCAATCAAAATCAAAATGCTAATCATCTCAACCTCCCAATGCTGGCACACCCCAGTGCATCACGTGACACACTGGCTTGCCGCAGAAGAATCCTGTCTCTACAATCCAGGTGCCTTCCGGGATATCAATGTACTTGTTGACCATATCACCCGGCTTACAACCATTCCACTCGCCACCACACTGGAATGCGCCAGTGTCATCATTGCGAAAAGCGGTGTATGTCATATCCTCTGCAAAGTACAACTTCTTGCCAGCCATCTGGTCAAACGTGACATACCGCGTGCGGCACCATTTCATCCAATCAAAGGTGAATTCTTGCACCTTTGCAGGGAACTCTTTGATTTGTGCTTTTGTCACTTTGGTGTACATAACAACCTATTCCTCTACATTCTTGGCACGTTCCAAAGCCTTCGCAACCATCTGGTATGCATCACGAGACAGCAGGAATCCTGTCTTGCCGTAGACAGTCAATGTTATCTCAGTGCAATCAGCATCCACCGCTTCCAAGGCTGCAACCAACTCTTGGTAGCAAATATCATGATGACATACTTCAGCATATTGACGTGCTTTGGTCTCAGAGTTGGCCTTCCGATACGCATACCGCTCCTCATTGTTCATCTCAATCCTCCTTCACCTTAATCTACCACAATCATACTCCTGCAAGGTAAACAACAGGTAAAGAAATTCATAAGATTCTATTAAAACCTGCCCTTGGCCCATTGTATCAGCAGCCAAACAATTAGGATTATGAACAAGGCAACTCCACATTCCATAATGTTCCTCACAGTGCATAAGTGCCAAAGAACAATATACAGCAAATGTAGATGCACAAAGCCAGTGCCAAAATGCCAAATATCTTGATGGTCAAATGTTTAATGTGAGACATTCATCCACCGCCATTGACAATGCCACTGTCAGGTCAATTGGTTTGTTGGCAGCCTTCTTCATGAACCGCATATGCTGCCCTTCTTCCTTCTTGGCAGTGTTGCGAATGTGCTCACGCATCATAGGATCCCCAGAATGCAGGAATTGCCTGTGGATTATCATATCATACAACTGCCTATCGGACATCAACCTTCTTCCGGCCTGGTTGAATGACTTGAATGGTGCAATGCCTTGTATCTGCATGTCCGTTGCCAGTTTATGCATCTGGTATGGATCATACACTACCATGTACACATTATAATCATCACACAGTTTTCTAATTGCTGGCTCAATGGTTTGCGTGAAGTCCAGTGGGTGCCCAGGCATGGGAGTGAATGCAATGACCGCACGCTCCACTACACGTCTGAATTCAGCATCCCAAGCATCCTCCGGGTGCCTTGATACAGCAACGACAGCAGCACAGTCGGCTGCATATCCAGCATCAACACCAACAATGATTGGTGTCATGTCACCTCTCTGTAATGGCCCAGCAAGCGGATCCCTACACCGATCCCAATATATCATGTCCTCAAACAGTGCAGTTGTTGACGTCACCCATTGGTTGCGATGGACACGCAGGAATTCATTTGGCGTCAGCAACTTCTCTTCAGCTGCATAGTATTCCTTTGATTGCCATGGCATTCTTGGCTCATGTGACCAGAATGTCAATTGGTTTGACACTCTGTTGACATACACGGGCATGTCAGGGAATAGTGGGTGACGTTCGCCATGGTTGACACCAACATCATACAATTGCCACAGCGTGTTGGACTCACCCTCATATCCAGCATAACTTTCCACCCATCGTAGGGCATAACCATACAAAGTTGGTGGGATTGTCAATTCAGTCCAGATGCGTTCTTTGTGTTTTTGAGCATACCCCCAAAGTTCTGACCAAATGCTCATCAATGGTTCAGAACCTGCCTCTCCTTCTGCATCGCAAGGAATAGCCTCTATGACTGCACCGCTTGGAAGCGCAATCTTGGGAGGAGAATATGTGGCTTTACAATTTTGATATCTTCCACCCAGTTTTTTGTGTAAAGTTATGCACCTTGCCATGGCATTGAAGATACGATCTTGAGATTGTTTACCATCATTTGCCAGGCAATAGATGTGGGATGCCTCATTGATCTCAGCCATGTACATGCCGACTGCTGCAGCGACGGCTGTCTTACCAGATTTCTTAGGTTCTGACCATACAACAGTGCTGTACTTTAGTTTGCCATCCCCATCACGTGCCAATGCTTCCTTGAGGATACGCTTTTGATAATCCGCAAGCCTGATTGGCCCAGCCTGCAAGACAGCAGCATCCTTGGGATTGCGAGGACGATCAACCAAGAAGTTGTCTTCGATCCACTCAATGACATCAACAGTGTCATCGCCACGGATAGGATCCAGCAATGATAATTTTGATGCCCACTCATTGGCGAGCGTTGCCATCAGCGACTTTGGTGGTTCTGGTGTTGCTATGTGGCTCAGAAGTGTCATCTAATGACTCCCAAACGCTTCAATATGCGTCTGAACCATGGCACAAATGGATATGGTCTACCGACGATCAACCCACTGGCAGCCATGTTCCTCACTATGCGCTTTGGCAATTTGTCAGGCTTTTGTTTCTTCATCCTTCACCACCATAAGATCATCCAATCCTGGCATCACAACAATTGGTACTGGCTTCCCTTGTCGTCTTGCCAATACTTCAGCGGGAGTGAAGAAACCATTCCCATCTGCCAAATCCTCGAGCATGGCAATATCATTTGGGCAGGGTTTGGTAACATTTGCCATCAGTAGGATGATACGCATTTCATTACCATGTTCATCTGCACATTTGACCAATGCATATTCTTTGACTGTGCGTGCAATTTCAGCATCCATCATGGTGATGGAAATGATCTTCTTGCCAATCAATGCTTCTATAGAGGATAGAATGTCAGTCATGCTTGCTCCAACGCCACTGCACTCTCACCTTGAATGGAACAACATCCAAGTCCAACCAATATGCTTGCACCAAACGCAGTGCATACAATATTCTAACCAACCACCACTCAAATGCTATCTTCCCTTGCATCTTGATTCCTCTAGAAACGTAATATACTTTGGCACCACTATGGCAGGTGAGTGATTGGCAAGTATGGCACTAGCATTCCTAACAATATCCATGCACTCATCACGGTGCAAATTCTCAACGAAGTCCACCAAATCTTTCACAGTCCCCACTGCCAAACAATTGACATCATCCTCAAATACACCACCCTCCAATAGCCAATCTTTGTGCAAAATCAATACAGCACCAGCATCGATGGCTTCTAAAAAGCAATACTGTGTACCACCACCATCACCATGAATTACACTCATATCCACAACAAATTCAGCATTGCTGGCAAGCATGACAGCAAACCCAGGAATAGCAGGAAATGGACCGAAATAGTATGGGCCTGTATAGTATCTGCCTTCCCAACCATCATATTTGCCAAGGATCTTGTTGTACAAATACATTCGATTGTGATTGGATCCCCACATATATATCTTGTTGCGTGGTGACAACTTTTCATTTGCCTCCACTATCATATGAGTATTTTTGTCCCAATCCAACCTGGAAAGTGAGACAGCCTTTGTATAGCGCCGACCATCCTTTGGTGTACAAGCCACATATGGGTGCTGTATAAACTTGGCCTGTACACCATACTTTGTCAACATTCCCACATTTGCCTCACGTATCACGATGGGGCATATGTTCATAGTCTTCAATATAGCATCGAAACCACGATCCATCTCAGTCCAATCATGGATTACCACTTGTGCACCTGCCTCCAATAGTGCATCTATATTGGCAGTGTCTTTGGCATATTCGGTGCATGTTATGAGCGATGGAACATTTCTAACAACGTCAATGGCATCATCCAAGCATAGGTTGCGATACGTAACGCCACAACCAAAGTCACGGCATTTATTCTCAGTCCTGGCACGAACTTTGTATACCTGTGCGTTGTATCCCATGCAGCACATTGCATTGCAGAGGTGTTGTGTGAATGTTGGAAAACCACCATACTTGTATGAGGACATATAGAACAATGCTATGTCATCCATCTCTAATCTACCTTTCGTTTGGCATTCTCAATCACATCAAAGTCCGTCGTGTCGGGAGCATGGTATTTTGGCAGCAATCCCACACGACTCCCAGAACCAGCGTTACATCTGTTACAAGGAATGAATGTCCTTTTGCGGGAGTACAAAATACGACGTGCAGACTCAAATATGGCACCAGTCCACACATCTTCCACATGTTCATGCATCACGTTCCCACATACCAGTTCGTGTTTCCAATCCATACAACATATACATACATCACCATTGTAACAAATACTCATTTCACGAAAAGGGAGCGTGCAAACCTTGTCCAAAGATCTATTGACAGGTGGTTGGGCATTACCAGCGTGATTCATTATCACTCTGGACCGCTTTTGGCCATCACGTTTGCCAAGATCATCCATTAAGATAACGATTGGACCCAATTTGCGATGATAATTATGCCAAGGAGATGGACAATTATCATTATCATAGAAATCATACACAGGCACAGTGGTGTTGCTTTGCACCAATTCTCTCAGACCATCACGCTCTGGATAATATGTATCTACTAAGATGATATCTATGCCAAGGTCGAAAATATCATTCAATGAGTGTTTGTTGGTTATCAATGATTGACCATTTGTTGTTATTTGGAACTGTGTCTTTGGGAGGCAATTCCGAAACATTGTCACTATGGAATCGAACTTAGGATGCAAGGTTGGCTCGCCATGCATAGCAAACTCGATCCTGGCATCTGGACAATAGTGTTTAATACCATCAGCAATGTGTTTGGCTATACCATAGTCCATGTATCGCAAATCATCCATGGGATGTTTGCGTATGGCTTTGATTCCACAGAACCAGCATCTGCGATTACAACCTTCCACAAGTTCTATCTGAATTGACCAAGGCTTTTGTATATCCATCTACATATACCTAACCGGTTGTTTATATGCTATCTTCCCTTGCATCTAACACATCCATAACCCATTTGATTGCAGGACGCAACTCAGGAGTTGGACTCTCACCTAACATTATGGCAAGGATACGTTCAGTGGCCTTGCGCTTGGCCCAATAGTGCATCACCAAGTATAACATTAGAACCAATTCAGCTGCATGAAATCCTGTCTCAGCACTGTGGAATGCAATAGCAGATCCCAGGCCTGCCAACAATGCCAAGAAGATTGTCATTGCAATGTCTTCCATTATGATCCTTCCTGGTACCACTGATGATAATGCCCTATACCTTCTGGACCACCTTCACCAAATTGAGCAACACCTTCCACCCTTGCTTGAGAACCAGGAATGTTGCCTGCAATTACAAACTCTCCTTCAGTTAAGCATCCAAATCCCGTTCTCGCTGTTCCAACCACATTTCTAACAGGAACATCCATTGCAACCACAATGCCTCGCAACAATCCTGCATCTTTGCCAAATCTCGCTGCCTCATCTCTTGACACACTCCAGGATTCTATTGCATTGCCTTGATAATCTACAAGATCACCCGGCTTCCAATCACCAACTGATTCCTCACTACGATGGAAACCACGATACAGACGGATTGTGTCATCTGGTTGGAAGCCAGTCTGTTGTAGAGCCTGTTGAGTATTGTCATACATTGCTCTGATGATTGCCTTGTTGTTATCCATAGTTTGTGGAGATGGAGGAGCAAGTCCAGGATAATTATTACGCATGTAATCCTGTATCAACTGTTCACCGGTTGGCCATATTCTAACATTGGAACTTGTCTCTTCATACTTTTCTGCCATACCATCCACACTCTCTTGTTGCCATTCACTCAACTCTAGACCTAATTCTTCGGCAGCAGCCATCTGAAGAGCAAAAGCACGCATATCATTGTCATTGGATGTCTTAGACCATTGTTCAATCAAGTCATTGACTTCTGCTTGATATAATCCAGTGCGTCCAGCCAAATCAACGCAGATGCCTGCCTTGATTGCAGAACGAGTGCCAGCGGATGCAGCAGACCATGCAGAAACCATGCTGCCTGGAACATCCACAAACATGCCCGATTCATCTGCCCCAGGCAATCCTGTACTTAGAAATGCACTCGCATAATCATTAGAAATATCAGCCTTCATACTATCAATTGTCAACCCACCAGGCTTGAATCCTGCACCTGCAAATGCTGTTCCACCAGCAGTGGAGGAACCACCAACCAGACCAGGACGACCAGCATGTCCATAGTTGCCAGAGCCTGGTCCGCCTTTTATTGCTATTGGGATAACAACTTTGTTTGACACCAACTTCCATCCTGGCCTTGCCATGATGGAATATATGGAATGCGTTGGGCCAACAAACCCTTTACCATCCTCGACATGCCCTTGGGCATTTTCCCCATCATCCAATATGAGTGATAATGTATCATTGGTTGCAATTACTCTTTTATTGACCATGATATACCTCGCGATTCTAATAGTGTTGTTGCTGCTATGCTAGGTTGTTCTGCAAATACAATTCTATCAATATCTGAAACCTGTACACCACCATGTACCTGTGCTTCCCAATATGTGCCTGAATCTGGACCACTTCCTTTCGGCCACAATTTGCCAAAATCTTCAGTTACTCCAAGCACATCCATACGTTGAGAAGTCTCAAACATGGAATATATGGATGGATCCATTATTGGGGATGGAAACAGCCTCGGATTTTCTGTCAAATACCCAGAGGTATCCAAAGAATCACAATTGGTGAATGTGGTTCTATCTCGCACTGTGTCATCTCGCAAATACACTGCCACATTTCCATATTGGTCCAAATATACTGTTCCTAACCTTCCATCATCTCGTTGTGTAATGAATCCATACACTGGAGGTTCTTCACCCCCAGATAGTCCCATTACATCTCTCTCAAATTCACCACGCAATTTGGGATCGTATTCACCACCACTGGTACCTGTTTCATGCTGTGTTTTTATTTTCCCATCTTCCAAAATCATCACCAAAGTTTCTTCTGTCACCCTAATTGCAACGCGAGACTCGTCCAACACGTTTAACAAATTAGAATTTGCTTCCTCTATGTAGGCATCAAAACTTCTCTCTTGTTCACCAGCACTTCGATTTGCATTTCTGTATTCCACATTCATCAATATTGAGGTTTTGCATTTATCCTTCGCTCTTAATGCCCAATCTGTCCCAGTACAAGCCAATACACTATCTGGAATGCCTACATACAGTGCACCACCAGCAGTGGAGGATCCTCCAACCAAACCTGGACGACCAGCATGGCCATAGTTTCCAGAACCTGGTCCGCCTTTGATCTTGATTCTCATCTTCACATTGTCACCCTCTTGAGATCATCGGATATTGCACGCCTGATTCTTGGATCCGTGACGTGCTCCATGACGGAATTCATGAGATATGCCACCAAGGTGTTCGCTTCCTGGTATGTCATCATCTGTTGGGCATCGATGATACGCTTGCGTTCTGCCTCAGCCACCTTGCGTCTCTGGTCAATCAACCCACAAACTTCTGACCACACTGCACTATCATTGGCTTTCATCTGCAGTGCCTCAACCAGCAGATCCTTGATCTCTTCTATATTTCTCAATTTGTCTGATCCAAGCATGCCGCTTGCACGCTTTACCATTCCCCAAGCAGCATCCGTGTCACTGGAGTCTAATCTGTCAAGGATCTCAGCAATGCGAGTGTCCAGTAATGATAATTCAGCAGCCATTGATAGTGCATCAGGATCAGTCAGATATGCCTCATATTGTTCAACCAACCGATGCGGCAAGTGCTTAGAATGTCTGCCGGTTGTGATCAATGACATAGCAGACTTGTTTGATAATCCACCCGGATTGCTTGGCCTGCCTGCACCATGGTAGTGGCAAACTGTCCATCCTCGTCGGCATGCATTGTGACAGCGTTGGCCATCACGCTTTATCATTTTGCAACGACCAACTTCATATCCATCCTCTGTATGACACCAGAAGTCAGGCAATGCCTTCTTCTTGCCAAGCTCTACAAATGGCTCTCCATTGTAGAAGACCCAGTCTATGCCTTCATGCTGGCGTATCTCAGTCTCAGGTGAAGACTCAGGCAGTGCTAGTGCTTTCTCTTCCATTTATCTGTATCCACAATGGTCCTATGCGCAAGAAGAATCCAGTGATTGGACCAATGATGTAGTACCGACGCAACCACAATGTACTCATCGGTGGCCACCAACAGCCTTTCCAGCCAACAGTGATTTTCATTGTTCTACTGGTTCCAGTGTGACAGGGATCCTGACTTTTGGCTTCTTTTTGCCACCAAGTTTGGCAGCCAATTCCTCGTGGATCTTGACTTCATCCTGGTATCCTGGTAAAGTCTTCATCCAATCATCGTTCTCGACCGTGTCAATCACAATTGTGCCTACTGATTGTGCCATTGCTTTTTCCTCCTCAATTACATTCTCGTCGGCAGGATATATCTCAACTACATCATCTTCACCATATGCAAATCTACTTAGATTATCAATCATTGCAGTAACCTCACTGTCAAGGTTCTCTTTGTGTATCCAGGTCGTCCAAGGTCTGGTGGCTCTTGTGCAATGGTTTCCTTCACCACCTCAAACCTGGATCCTCTTGGCAACAATACTTCATATTCCTCTGTACCAACCATGCCACATTTTGTGCCTGCAGATGCCTGTATTTCCATTATAACTCCAAACTGATGTCGCGCACCAGCAAAGTTCATGCCTTCCAACTCATCCAATGTCGTTGATACAAATCCTTTGTCATCTATTACACTGCCTTGTAATGTGCCAAAACGATTCGCAATCTCATGGCCTTCCTTGATGCCACGATATAGAATTACATTGTCTTGTAAAGTGGCACTGGATGTAAACCCATCCAATACTTGTATGTGCTGTTGCAATTCATTGGTTGGATTTTCATTTCGACGCAATGTCTCATTGATTTGTATATATCCCTTTCCAATATAATAATCAACCGACTTGTTGTCCCCAATGTTGCATACTGGCCCAGCAGACTTTTGTATTGCATACATAGCTGATTTGTCATATATTGGAATGGCTTTGTATGGCATAGTACCAACATCAGCAGATCCGCCAACCAAACCAGGACGACCAGCATGCCCGTAATTCCCAGAACCTGGTCCGCCTTTTATTGCTATTGGAACAATTATTGATCCCATTTTACCTCTTGCAAGAACATGTCCATCGTTGTCACATACATCGTGACGTCACCACATAGGAATGATAATCTCGATTCTGTAGAAGGCAACCAGTGGGAAGCCACGAAGATTGGTGCCCTGTTCCTGCTGAAGACCAGCAAAGGCTGCTTGCTTGCAGGACATTCACGCATCAACTGTGCCCACCAAGCATCAAACCACTGATGATCACCAGTGAACAGACTGTCAAGTCTCCAGCCCTCACTCTTCTTGCACTCAACACAATAAGGAAATTCACCATCCAAGCAAGTCAAATCACCAGCAGCATTATCATACCCCTGTGCCCAACCACCAGACATGGGTGTACGACGCAATTCTACTCCGAATGCGTCGGACAGAATCTTACCAACCTGTCGTTCGAATCCACTACCCTTGTTCTTGCTCTTTTTTCCCATCCACTCCGTGGTTCCTAGTTTGCTGTTGCCTTGATCTGCGTCCTAATTCCTCATGTACTTCCCTTGGAACATTGACATGCGTCTCAATGTCATAATCCATCATCCAGCCAAAGATGCGATGTAGGACATGTTCTGTTCTGGCAACATTATCATTCTTGCCCATGTTTCCACGCTCCTGTAACTTCTCCATATACCTTTGCCATCACATATTCCCTGTTATCATTCTCAATAGGATCACGACCATAATCCCAAATCCTTGGGGACCGCAACAACTCACCGTTCATGGCAGGCTGCTGCAACGATCCAAAGCAGGACAGGCCTGCCTCAATCAAACTGGTAAAGCCACGTTCAATGCACCATTGATACACACGTTTATCATACGGTTGCCACTGTGCATCCAACAATGCCTGCCTTGCCCCTGTCCGATCAACACTCAAGTCCATCACTGTGTAGGATGCATTGTATTGACCAGATTCAATGAATCTATGTATGCGTTCCCTCACTTTGGGAGTGGCTGCAGCAACAACATCACTGTGCTTGAGCAATGCCTTGACCGTCTTCGGGCCAATGCCAAGTACACCAGGAACATTATCACTACCATCCCCTTGCAATACCTTTGACGCCACATATTTGTAGACAGGATATCCCACCGACCGCTCAAAGTTCAGCAGCGTTGTAATCTTGTCTACTTTGCCAGGGTGCAACACATCAACTTTATCATTTACGCATTGGAGCATGTCATCGTCTGTACTGACAATGAGATTATGTCCTTCTACCATCCTGGAGGCATGGTATAGCAAATCATCCGCCTCTATGCCTCTGCGCCTGACTTGCATTATGCCAGTGTGCGGCAGAATTTGCTCAAGTTCATGCATTTGATCAAGAAACGCTTGCCAAGTAGAATCCAACTCACGTCCACTGCGATTGGACTTGTAGGATGAAACAAGTCTGCGTCTAAATCCTGGTGTGCCACCATCCCAAGCGAACAGCACTGATGTCGGCTTGTACTTATGCAACAATGCCATTAGCATGCGAATGACACCGTAAGTGACACTGGTGTCCTTGCCATGGAATGACAAATTATATGCATGTCTCGCGCGATGTGCAAGATTCTGTGCATCAACAAGAAGATTCATATACCTATGCTTTACATACAAAATTATAGCCTATGGGAAATACATCAGAATTCAGTTCCATAACATCATACATCTGATGTATCAATGATACTAACAACTTGTCCGATACGGATGGTGCATATCCTTCCTTCTTTGCGGTGAGTAGATCCGATAGAGTGCCCATAACCACCTTTGATTTATTAAAGTATATCTTAGCATCATTCAAAGCACGTGTGCGATCTTTGTCGTCACTTCCTTCGATTCTAGCAATGATATTGAGTCGTCTTTGCCATACATGTATGCTATAAATTTCCTCTGAAGCCTTCTGAGAAGCCTTTGCAGATAGAAAAGCAAACACTGCGGCTGCAATGGTTCCAATGGCAGTTATTGTACTTATAATCAAACCTATTAAATCATTCGATCCCATCATTCCGATTCCTCCTCATACATCAAACCTAGTATGGCATCACGATTATCATTATACATCTCAGCCCAAGATGCTCCTTGGAACTGCAATTCTTTGCCACCATCCAATGTCAGATATGTCCAAGCACCACGTGTCACAGCAATCTTCTCGTCTTTCAACCAATTCAACATCGCCCCTGGCTCATCAATGCCAACATTGAACAATATTGGAAATACACACTTGCCAAATGGTGGTGCCACCTTGCTCTTGGCCACATATGCCCTGACTTCGATGCCAATGACACTGCCGCGATCCTTGATATGCCCACGTAAAGCCAATTCCAGCCGCACAGAACTATAATACCCTATTGCCCTGCCACCAAAGGTGCTCATCTTGTCACCAAACATAACACCAATGTTTTGACGTGTTTGGTTCAACATTATCAAAGCAATGCGGTCACGTGCAACTTCTTGCTTCATGACACGCATCATGGTTGAGATCAGCCGTGCATGCGTCGCCATCGTATGAGCACCAAGACCTTCCTTCCGAATCTTCTCAATTTCCTCTTCACTGCTGGTGGCAGCCACACTATCCCATACGATCGTCATCAACCCTTTGGGATCCACATCGCGCTTGGCTTCTAGCAATTCCTGAATGTCAGCATACACATCCTCGACCGTCTCAGGATTGGTGTAAATGAGTGTATCGAGATTGATGCCAACCACTTTTGCCACATCAGCATCAATAGCAGTCTCAGTGTCCAACAGTGCAGCCGTGCCACCAATGGCTTGCGTTTGCGCAATGATGTGCTCAGCCAACAGCGTTTTTCCAGTACTTGTATCACCATAGATTTCTGTCATGCGTCCTACTGGCACTCCCCCACCCATTATCAAATCCAGTGGTGGGCACCCGGTTGGGATAAATTCTGTGACACGACTCAATACACCTGTATCCGCAAGGGTAATGAGTTTTGGACGTCTGACACTGGCCCTCTTCAAAATATCAAGAGACATGCTTCTCCAATTTCTCTTCCAAAGGAAGCAATTTATCAATCAAATAGTCAGCCAATTCTTCTCTGACTTTGTCAGAATCCTCACCAGGATGTACATCAATTTCCATGTACAATTGTGGCTTGATGTATTGGAACTCTCCCAAGCCAATTGTCACTCCGACGCCGACTCCAACTCTTGAATTACGTCCAGAGAAGTCCATTGTGCCTCCGCCAACTTGGAATCCATATCAGGAGTGATGCCCCTGGGGCAAAGTGGATCACTCCAAGGTTGGAAAATATCACTCAATTGCTTGCCATAGGCATGTAACCGTTGAGCAATGCAACCGCCTTTGCAAACATGGAAATGTGGACAACTACGACAATATTCCACTTCATTGTAGCCATTGTCTTTGAAATCCCGAATGGCTGTAAACATGGATGACTTTTCCCAAATCCAAGCCAAGTCCTTTGCCGATCGAACATTTCCATCATGGCTCAACGTCTTCCAACCAGCACAAGGATGGACAGAACCATCCGGACGCACAAGCATCAAATCATCCCCTGCGTGGCAAGGCTTGACTTTCTCAGGCACCAACCCAACTGCATGCCTAAAGTCAATTGGACATCCTAAACGCAAATCCAAAGTGCCGACATTGAATTGCTTGTTGCTATGCATAATGTATTGCAATTCTGAGAACTGTGCTTTTGTCATTGACAACTCATCACGATTGGTGTAGCCACGCGTCTGAGGAACGAACCGCAGCAAACTGAGTTTCTTGACACCATACAGACGACATAAGGCACATACCCCAGGAATATCATAATAGTTGTTTGCCATTGGCACCATGTGCACTTCCACATTGGCACAATTCTCTTGCACCAACCAATTTATGGACCATACTATATTTGCCAATGCACCATCGTGATTCATGATATGATCATTGCACTTACCACGGTGCGAATGTAATGAAAATATCCAAGTCACTTTAGGATAATCCAACAACTCGCCAATATGCTTGTAGCCAGCAATTGTAGTACTGTCATGGCTATGACCAGTGGTGTATATGAGCACTTTATCAAACATCTCAACAGCCTTACCGACCAGATATGGCAATTGTTCATACAGCAGTGGCTCACCACCACTGAAGGATACTACCTTGACATCCATCTCCTTGGCTTGACAAAGCAGCCCAACGTGCTCAATTGGTGTCAATTCACCCTTCAGCTTGGCTGGGATTGATCCACTTGAGCAGTGCAGGCACCCTATCAAACATTCATTTGTCAATTCTATGGACAATTCATGCAACTGTGGCATTATCATTCTCCTCTGCTAGTGGTTTTATTAACATCTTTGCTTGCAAATAGATACAATCTGCGGCATGTCCTATATGCCTCTCGTTACCACAAAAGAAACAACACCTATCACCATAATCATCTGGTCCCTCATATGGATCACCAGAATACTCAAACCAGCGTCGCCACAACACCAAGGCTTTTTCGTCATCAAGCATTTCACAATCCTTTGCCTTGCCAAGAATCACCAACGTGGGCCCAAGCCGTCTCACTGTTGGAATTCAATGGCACCAATACAAATGGTGCTTCACCTTCAGTGGTGTTGTACTTACGCGCGTTATAGGTATCAATGCACTGGTGACAAAACGCTTCCTCAGTCTCACCCAACTTTTTGCCTTCTGGATACATCCCATAATACTGATGGAACCGACGATGCTTCAGGTGCGGACGCATTGATGGAATGTATAGGCTATAGTCCCCATGACTATTCCAATCAATATACCAATACGTCCCACGCAATGAAGCCTGGTAAGAGTGGCCACCAATGCCCATCAACCGAATCCAACCAGCATCATCATTTTCAATCAATTGGCGCACATGCTTGTCCAAATTCAATGGTTCCAGCAGATGGTGGTCATCATCCAATTGGAATAGGAAATCTGATTGTGCTTTTCCAATTAACATGTTTAGATTGGTACCAAGACCACGATGTGGACCAGTGTAAGCATTCACAGGAATCCCATCGACAATAATGCGCTCAAGCATATTCCACGTTGGATCATCATTTCCATCTACCCCAACATGGAATCGTAACATTCCACTGTATCTCAAATGCCTACACAATGCACGCAATGTACTATCCAATATAACAGCACGATTATATGTTGGGATCAGCACATCAATCTCAGGCCACTCCATGATATACCTCCATCAATCTATTGACAAACTTGTATATGCGCATATGGTTCGTGTGATACAGAAAGTTTCGGATCATCCACAACCCTGGCTTGAATGTTTGGCCAAGGTATGCTACAGAATTGGTCCCATAATTCATGCCACACAAATATATCAAACGCTTTACAAGTTTAGATTGGATAATTACCATTAGGATCCCAGTCTTTCTGTGGATTTGTATTGCCTATGTCCCATCTGCCACCCCACATGCGTCTGGTTCCAGCCACAAGGTGTGTCACGTATTGCTCAACCGGAAATGCTTCCAACCCATACCCAACAGCGATGGCTGACCGCATGTTGTTCAGCACTGGTGCACCATCATTGCAAAACGGTTCCAATGTGATATACTTCTCACGATCATACATTGCAACTGCAGGGTGAATGTACCAGCAAAATCCTTCTTTTCCAGTTCCACAAACATTATCATCCGTTGACACACCACTGTATGCATCCACACAACGCTTCCACCCTGCTGCATACAGTATTGGATTGGCTACAAACCAACTGTACATAATCTCAATGAAGCCAACCTTGTTGACAATGCAATCAGAGTCGAGCATGAGCACATATCGTGTTTTGGCTTCTAGCATACCTTGGTGCAATGCTGGCCCATGCCCTATGTTATTATCATTCAAGATGACACGGGTATTGAGATTACAAGCCAACCCCATGATGTAACGTGTGGAGGCATCCTTGGAGCCATTGTCAATTACAATCAAAGGCAACCTTGCATAGAACTTGCACAACGATTCTACAGCCATTCTTGTCAGGTTGTAGGTTTTGTAATTGGTTATGATTACTGTTACATCATGTTCCATCACGCTGCAACCTCAATCAAATCAATGGTGATTCGAACTTTGCCACATTTCCAGTTTGAGGAATTTTGATAGTGCATAAGGCTGTATGGCATCATAGCATCTACAATAATCCGATCCAAATACCCATTGCTACCTACATCACTGGCTGCTTGTGCAACATCCAATTCACTGGTGTCTGATATGACAATCCCGTCTGGGTGCATACCTTCATCTGTCAAAAACAAATATCCTTCTACATCAACAACACGTGTCATTGTTATATTCCCTCCAGTGGGTGGGGCACCTCCCCCACAAAGGCACCCCACCCACCGTCACAAAAGGAGGAGAGACACATGCTCACATCAGCGACGTGCCTTTCGTCGCTGTTGCAGCCTTCGCTCAATAGTCTTGGAGGCAGGTTCATCCTCTTCCGGCTCTTCCTTTGCCTCAGGTACCCCATCCTCATCAACCAGCTCACTGTCCAAGTAGACATCAACGCCACTGGCCTTGGCCAAGTCATCATAGGTCTTGATTTGCTTGGACACCATGTCATAGATGTCACGTGCAGTCTCAAGCCACTCGTCCACTTCCTCGTCATCATCACTCAGAACGGAAGGAGATTTGGCTGCGCGCACTTCATAGCGAGTGTTGATGCCTTCTCCTGACCTCTCAATCTTGATGTCATATCCTTCGTCCGGATCGGTGATGTCACCATAGTCCGGATCCGAGATCAGACTCACCAGGCTGGTGAAGACCATTGTACCAGGGGTGAAGGTTTGCGGACCAGCATCCTCGTTCCCACGCACGATGACGTTGCACCAAAAGTGGCGCTGTGCCCAGAACTTCTTGGCACTTTCCTTGTCCCCTGCCTGGAACAGTGCATCATTCACATCGCAGACAGGGCAAGGATCCTTGCCATCGGAGCAGATCTTGGGGCAATAGAACGTGCCAGTGCCTTCCAAGAAGTGTTGTCCTACCTCCATGAAGAAATACTCCATCGTTCCGACTGGAGGCAGGATGCGGATAGTGCTACGTCCGGAGGGTGGTCTCCAGAATCCGGACGATCCCAGTTCCAATGACTGGACTTTTTCCAACAATGCCTTATACCGATCTGCTGTACCTGACATTTCCATTCTCCTTAACATAGATTCGGCTATTCGACTGGTGTGTCTATTTGCCTCTACATACACTTAACCTACATCAAAATGCTCAATACGATATTGTGCAATGTCAACAGTTTCCTTGACATTATCAATGCCAACGAAGTTGCGTTTTGTTTTAATGCATGCTACCCCAGTTGTTCCACTACCCATAGCAATGTCCAATACCAAATCTCCTTCGTTTGTATAGGTGTTAATCAAATATTCATACAAACCAACAGGCTTTTGGGTAGGATGCAAGCCACGTTCCCTATTGAAATACTGAACACTGCTTGGAACTCTAAAATCAATATCATTATGACTATTATCATATCCTTGATTCAATCCACCATAAACATCATTGCCATTAGATGCTTTTGATCTTATGCCGCATGCAATCATTCTTTTTCCAGACTCAGCCCGTTTTTGTCTTTGCGGATTGTATACTACTGTACAACAACCGAAAACCAGTACGCTTTCGTGTTCTAACATTGGCTCAAACTTTACTAGTGCAAAATTGCTTCCAGCGTTCTTCTTCCATATCCATTCATGCTTAAACCACTTTAGGTTACTCATTACCAGCATACTTGTAAATGGTTGCCTTGCAGTTGTAATGAATGCTCCATGCGGCTTCAATATTCGCTTAATCTCACGCCACATTGGTTCAAATGGAATAATGATATCCCATTTGCATGCTGTTGCACCATAAGGCAAATCTGTTATGATTGCATCAACACTTGCAACTGCAAGTGTTGGCATCACATCTAAACAATCACCCTCATACAAGACTACGTTTGACATTTCCATCAAAATGGTGGCTCTTCCTCATAACCAAGATGATCTACTTTGGCCTTTGCTTTGCGAGTGCGATGCTCATCCAGTTTGGCCTTGGCATCATGGTCTTCTTGCCCAAGCAAATCATTTTGCACTTCTACTACAGCCTTTTTCCCATGCACGCGAAGCATGTCCAGTTTGGCCTTGACGTCCCTGATCAACATGCCAGTCTGCTCAGCCTCCGCACGAAGATGGGCACCCAAACTGATGAGCATCTGCGCACGTTGTGCCATGGTTTGCTCAAGTGCACGCATTATCAAATGCTGCATATGCACTTCCAACTCATATTGGACAACATTGCGATATCCCTCTCGCATCTCAATCTCGGCAGCAACTTTGGCTTCAGTGAATTTCTCACCACCAGACGCCAAGTCACGACGCACTTCCTGGTCTGTTTGTGCTCTCTTGTTCTCCAACTCACGTTTACCTGTGAGCCAACAAGCCTCTGCCCTGGCTGCCAACATTGCTATGTAGGCATACATACTTGGCTGTTCTGAGAACTCTGCTGAGAGATTGTCCTGGATTGGGATGATGGTATCCAAATCCAACTCAACTTCACCATCTCCAACATCAATGTCTATAGTTCCAAGTTCGATTTTCATTCCTGCACCTCATATTCCTCCAAAGATCCATAGTGACTGCCAAACTCAAGATCAACCTTGAGAGGCACTGTGAACCAACTGAAGTCAATGTCCAGC